TCAACCTAATTCAGCATTAGGAGCTCCGTTTGACAGTCCTTATTAGGGGGCATTCGTTAGAGTTTCTGGAGGTCTCTAACGGCGCAAGCCTAATACGTTAACTGTCATTCGAATTTGTTTAAAACAGACCGCTCCACGCTGCAAAGGCAGCCAAGTTAACTTCGTGTAGCATGATGTAGCATTGAGCATCCACCGAGAACACAGAAGAACGATCCGTACGCATGAACTGGTAAATGTCCACACTATTAACCCCATTGACCATTGTTAGCTTCGCGACTTCAGGTACACCGTTGACACTCAGTGTAACTGTGTCTGCCGTAGCATGGGTCACATAGAGTAGATAGGGTTTCCTTTTAGCCAGCGTAAACGTACTGGGATCCGTAAAATTTACACTGAACCCGGTACCGATCATCTTGGGGATATCATGATAACCAGCCTGTTCAGAAGCGACACCTTCAACATGGTTGTTGATAATGGGCTGTTTAAGCGTAACGTAGTACATGCACTCTATCGTGCCGAGATCTAACGACCCAGAACCGGCCGTCATCCCGTCCCAATAATAGCACAGCGTACCAAAGTTATATTTAAGCGGCTCATCAACAGCACCTTGTCCACCATTATCCACATAGAGATCCACACCACGTTGGTTGAATTGTGACTCGGGTACTCGCACACTTTGACAGTTCTGACTCATCGTAGTGACAATATTGCCTGGGACAACTGTAAAATCGTCGACATCGCTATATTGCGCACCGTCAGTATCTAAGAACGGAATTATACACATACACATACGCCCGTCTGTCGCTGTGCCTGGATTTGGTTTCCAGGTCAGCTCCACGTTAGAGATATCATAACGGGAATATTGCTTTGCGACTTGTGAAAGTCGTGGGAAAGCTTCTTCCTTGGAAACATTAAGAATCATCTGACCTTGGCCAAACGTCGTAGTATTATTTGTTCGTTTAACGTGCATCATCGTCTCTGAATCCCAGATGAACTGAGAAGGTTTCACAGACGTACTTGAGGACATAGCTACACGTATCGGTACACCTGCAGTTCGCATTGTACCCTTTCCTCCTCTCGAACGGCGATTGCGACGAGTCCTACGTCGATTAGCACGACGCCTTCCCAAAGGTGTAGTATTCGGATTAAATTGATAACCCATCAACCGAGAACCAAGAACATATTGATTATTCCTGATCCTACGACGCCTTCGAGCTCTGACTTGTCTAACAACCCCATTCCCCACAGCATTTGCAATCGGAACTAAAGCCTGCATTGTATCTTTTAAAGCGGTACATGCTTACAAACCCGCCGCGTTGTATAAAAAAGGATAAAACTACAAAGCTTCGTACCCAAAGTAGGTACTGTACAATGCAGACGGAGTACATGACGCTAGAAGACCTCGAACTGAGTGACTATCTAACGAAATGTTCCCCTGATTTATTTGACTTTCTAACCACGATTGCAGATAAGAACGCAAGACCTGATAAAGCGACTCATTCCCATAAGCGAGTGAACAATAACTAGTGATCTTTGCAAGTGCATCGATAGGACTAGCTAATCTACGAAACTGAGCAACCTTACCTAAAAGCCTGGCCTCGTCATAAGCATATAACAATGTCTTCTCTCCGTTATAGTAACGATAACAAGGATGAGTAGACACGAAAGTCAGATGCTCAAACGGTACTGAATCAAATGAAGTGAACTCCAGATACGTGCCGACAGAGTTGTATGTAGCAGATATTTGTTTTGGCGTGAACATACCAGTACGATCAGCCCAAACTAAATCATCACCACAAGCGTAAAACAACACTTCTGACATAAACGTATCGAGCGAAATCCGCGCGCGATAAGCGTGAAGAGCCATAATGCACATGTGCAATAAAGTATTATCCATTGTAGTTAGGACATGACCAGACGGTTGGGCCATCAAATTAAAAAGATAGCCACCAACTGAAGTGTATCCACAATACATTCGACAATAATATTCTCGCACACGTTCCTTATCCTCT